ACAGCGGCGGGACGGCCCGAATTGCGACGCGTTCGCCCGATCTCGTGACCCGCATGCAGGGCGCGCCCGGGCGGCCGCCTGAGACCTTCATGGCACCGACGTCCGCGGACCTCGCGGAGGCGCGGGCACAGATGATCCGTATCCTGGAGCAGGACAGCGCATGACCGAGATCGAGACCATCGGGATTTCACTCGTCCTCGATAGCGGGGTTGCCGAGGGGATGCAGCGGCTGAACCGCGACCTCGCGCTTTTCGACAACGCCGTAGGGCAACGCGCCGCCGACCTTCAGCGCCTGGCGCAGCGGCATCTCGCACCCCATCTTCCAGCGCAGCCCGTTTCCGCCTCGGTGACGCCGCCCCCGGCACCGCGCCCGAAGGTTGGAACACCGCCGCCTCAGCCGGTGCTCGAGATCGGCCCACCGATCACGGGTCTGACGCGGGCAGAGGTCGCGCCGCCCGTGCCGCCCGCGCCAAAGTCGGCCGAGCACCGGTCCGATCAGCCGGCCCTTGCCGCGCCCCGGTTGGGAGTTCCTACGACCACACCGTCAAAGTCACCCGATCCGAACCCGCGGCCCAGCGCGACCGTTGTCGCATCACTCACACCAAAGCCAAGCCCGCCGCGACCGCTGATGCCCACCGCTCCACCGCCTGCACCGATGGAAACGCGCCCCCGACCGAGGATTGAGGTCAGGCTAACGCCGGGCGGGGCGGCTCCCCCGGCCGCCTCGCCGCCTCCGGCCAAGCCCACCCCAAATCCACCTATCTCATCCCGTCCTGCGGTCACTACCCCATCTCCCTCTCCGGTGATGCAGAGGCTTGCGGCCGCGCTACAGCCGCAGGTCATCTCCCCAATTTCCCCCGAACCGAGACCGGCGACAGTCACGGCGCCCCCAGCGCGAGCGGCGCGAAATCCAGCGCCACCGGACGGGCCCAGACCTCCGGCAGGAATTTCTGTGGCAGCTCCCGCCGCGCCCCAGGTGTCCTTGCCGAAGGTTGCGTCGTCTCAGGCGCCCGCGGTGGCAGCATCCCTCCCCCTGCGAAGCGCGCCCCGCGCACAGGCAGCACGCGCCCTTCCACCGACGCCCGGCATGCCGCGCAGCGCGCCGGGAGAGCCGCACGCGCAACCTTGGCGTCCACCGCCCGCTGCGCCATCGCGCGCGTCGGCGGAGATTGGAAATCCGTCTCCGGTTCTGCTTCCCAGTGCGCTGCCCCCGACCACGGGGCAACCCGCAGAGCCGCCGCCGGACGGGGCAACCACGGCCGTGATCCAGGGCGATTTGCTGATCGACGGCGCGCAAATCGGTCGCTGGCTCGCCGAGACCATGGCCCGCGAGGCCGCGAGACCACCCGCCGCGGCGCGCCGCTTCAACAGCCGCATGATGCCGGCTTGGCCCGGCATGTCCCTCTAGTCCCATTGGGAGCGCCATGAGCACGACGGTCACCCTCGGCTTCGTCAGGCTGCAATCCTTCGAAGTGCCGACCGCCATCGGGTTCGGCGGCCGGCAGCGGATGGCGGTGCATGACCTGCCAGGAGGCGGAAGGGTGGTCGACGTGCTGGGCGGCGCGGATGACGAAATCGTCTTCGGGGGAATCATTTCCGGGGAAGACGCCGATACCAGGGCCCAGCTTCTGGACGCGTTGCGCATTTCCGGGGCCAGCGTGCCGCTGAGCTGGGACGAGCAGTATTTCATCGTCATCATTGCCGAGGCGCGCTTCGAATACCGCAAATCCTGGTGGATTCCCTATCAGCTGCGCTGCGTCGTGCGAAGCAACCTGATCTATGGCGCAGCGACAACCGTCGCTTCGACGGCACTCAGCATCGCCGCGGATCTGACACAAGCAAGCGCGATCCTTGGCGTTGTTCCGGCAAATCTCGCGACGGCGGAAGCGAGCCTTACGGAGACGGGTGCTACCACCCCGGGCACCGCGGCCTATGGCACGAGCCTTTCCGCTCTCTCGGCCGCCCAGGGAACGCTCACGAACGGGGTCACGACAAGCGGCGCGGCGATGCCGGGTTTCGACCTCTCGCTCGCCGGGCAAAACCCGACGGCTGCGGCCACCAGTCTTACCGGCATCACGACCGCTGCCGGCAGCCTCGCCGCGCAGACATCCGCCTCGGCCTATCTGGGCCGTGGCCTCGCGACCCTCACCCAGACCGAAGGCTGAACATGACGACACTTACGGTGGCCGGCGGCGATCTTTTTCATATCGCCGCTCAGAAGCTCGGCGACGCCACGCAATGGGTGCGGATCGCCCAGGCGAACGATCTTCGTGATCCGCAGCTTTCCGGCATCACGACGCTTGTCTTGCCAAGCCTTGACCCGCAGGCGGGAGGCGGCATTGCCACTCAGTGAGTTCGGCCAAGCGCGGAGCGTCTACCTCAAGCTCCTGCTCAATGGTGCCGAGGTTGCCGGGGTCATCGAAGCCGAAGTCGGGACCAGCGATCATCAGATCGCGGGCTGGTTTCGCGCCACCCTCGCGCTTGGCGCCGATGCCACGGTGACGGCCGCCAGCCTGAGCCTGATGACGGAGGCGATGGCCGAGATCCGCGTGGGGCTTGCGGCCGCTGGCCTGCCGCCGCTGGCCGCCCTTTGGCAATCGCTCATCTCGGGGACGATCGACACCATCACGATCGACATGACGGCGGGCACGGCGCAGCTCACGGGCCGAGATTTCTCGGCACTCTTCATCGACACGCTGACGGCCGAGAGTTTTGCCAACAGGACCGCGAGCGAGATTGCCCAGACCCTCGCCCTTCGCCACGGGCTCGATCCGGTCGTGACGGCGACACAGACGCCCACCGGGCGCTACTATCAGGACGGGCATGACCTGTTTTCACTCTACCAGTCCAACGCCACCGTAACGGAATGGGACCTGCTCAACGCACTGGCCGAGGCGGAGGGGTTCGATCTCTTCGTGCAGAACAAGAGCCTCTTTTTCGCGCCTCCCCTGGAGCAGGTGCTGCCTGCGCTCTGGCAATGGATGCCGGGCGGCCTTTCCGGCACGACGATGAGCACACTGCGCCTTGAACGCAGCCTCGCCCTTGCCCGCGACATCATCGTGACGGTGCAAAGCTGGAACAGCCGGGAGGCGCGCATGGTGACGCAGACGGTGCGGGCCTCGGCCCTCGGCACGGTTCATCGTACCGCCGCGGCCACCGGCGGCAATGCCGCGACCTATGTTCTGATCCGCCCCAACCTTTCGGCCGAGCAGGCGATGACGCTCGCGACCAATACCCTCGCTGATCTCTCGCGGCACGAGCGGGTGATTGTGGCGACCATGCCCGGCGAGCTTGACCTTGCACCGCGCAGCCTGGTGACGCTCGAGGGGACGGCCACCGATTTCGACCAGACCTATATGGTGGATGAGATCGTCCGCCGCATTTCCGCGCGAAGCGGTTTCATGCAAACCGTCCGCTGCGTGAATACGCCACTCCGAGCCGCCGCATGATGGAGGCCTGGCTGAACGCCATGCGCGCCCAGGCGAGCGCCATGGGTGGCACCACGGGGCAGCTGCGCTGCGGCATCGTGCAGTCGTTTGATCCGGCAAGTTATTGCGCCAAGGTGACCCTGCAACCCGAAGGGGTCCTGACCGGTTGGCTGCCGATCGCGAGCCAGTGGGTGGGCGCCGGCTGGGGCATGGTCTCCCCACCCTCTCCCGGCCAGCAGGTTGTGGTGCTGGCGCAGGAAGGGCGGGCCGAGCACGGCCTCATAATCGGCGGCCTCTATTCGAATGCCGCGTCGCCCCCTGCGGCGCCGGCAGGGGAAGTCTGGTTCGTGCATCAATCCGGCAGCTTTCTGAAACTGCGCAATGACGGCAGCATCGAAAGTCAGGCCACCATCTGGAAACTGACCGGCACACTCTCCGTCACCGGCGACCTCGTCGTCGGCGGGGATATTGCCGACCAGGATGGCGGCCGCGGCACGCTGAACGCCTTACGGACGATCTATGATGAGCACGTCCATCCTGGCGTGCAGACGGGCCCGGGCAATACCGGCCTGCCCATTCCCCAGGCGTAATGCATCATGTCCGACCTTGCGCATGTGATCGGCGGCGATCTGACGGTCGCGGCCAATGGCGACCTTGCCGCCGTCTCTGGCAGCACGCTCGGCCAGCAGCGCGTGCTACGCCGGTTGCTCACCAATGCCGGCGACTACATCTGGCAACTCGACTACGGAGCCGGTCTTCCGGCGATGATCGGGACGCCGGCGGACGCGGCTGCTATCACCGGAATCGTCCGCCACCAGATCTTCCTTGAAGGCGCCGTTGCGCGAATGCCGGCGCCGGCAATCTCGGTCGAGGCGGAGGGCAACATCCTGTCCCTCTCTATCACCTATAACGACGCCGCGGACGCGACGGCACAGACGGTGAGCGCGACGCTCTCCCTCTGATCCTTCCCGCGCCGTACCACGGGACCCATCATGCAGCTCTCGCTTCGCAACTTTACGACGCTCGTGGAGCAGTCGGCCGCCGCCGTGCAGGCGAGCGCCGTGCAGCTTCTGGACTTCACCGCCGGCTCCGTGCTGCGCGCCATTCTGGAAGCGAATGCCGGCATCGCGCTCTGGCTGCAATGGCTGATCCTGCTCGTGCTGCAAAGCACGCGGCTTGCCACGAGCAACGGCGCGGATGCCGACAGTTTCGGCGCCGATTTCGGCTTCACCAGGCTCGGCGCGGTGACGGCGGCAGGCCAGGCGACTTTCAGCCGCTACACGCCGGGCCAGGCTGCACTGGTGCCGTCCGGGGCGACGGTCACGACGGCCGACGGCACGACGGGTTTCATCGTCACCACCGATACGACAAATGCTGCCTGGAACTCTCTTCAGAACGGCTATCTGGTCGGCGCCGGGGTAGCAGCGGTCATCGTGCCGATCGCCGCAACCGTACCCGGCTCCGCCGGCAACGTTCTTCCCGGCATGATCAGCCTGATCACCACAAGCCTGCCCGGCATCGACAGCGTGACCAATGCCGATGCCCTGAGCGGCGGGCTGGATGCTGAAACGGACGCGGCCTTCCGCATCCGTTTCCAGAGCTTCATCGACAGTCGTTCCCGCGCGACGATCCAGGCCGTGACCTATGCCGTGACCAGCCTGCGGCAGGGCATCAGCTGCAGCGTGCAAGAGAACACCGACGGGACAAGCACCTTCGCGCCGGGACGTTTTCTTGTCACCCTCGACGATGGGTCTGGCGCACCCGCCGCCTCACTCATCGCCGCGGCACAGGCGGCGGTAGAAGCGGTGCGGCCGGTGGGATCGATCTTCGCGGTTCAGGCGCCGACGCGCATCACCGCCGACATTTCATTGACCCTCTCCCTCACACCAGGCGCTGACCAGGCAACCGCCATCGCCGCGGTCAATGCCGCGATCGCCGGCTTCGTGGGCACGCTACCGGTGGGGGCCAGCCTGCCCTACACCCGCCTCGCCCAGCTCGCCTATGACGCAAGCCCCGCGGTGCAGAATGTGAGCGGCCTCACCCTTGCGGGCGGAACGTCCGATCTCATGGCGGGGCCCAGTACCGTCATCAAACTCGGCACCCTCGCGATCAGCTGAAAGCCCTGCCATGACCGGTGATCAGGACGACATGGGTGGGCGGCTTCGTGCCCTGCTGCCGCGCGGCTGGTTCGCGGACGAGGCGCCTATCCTCGCTGCCCTGCTCGCGGGCCTCGCCTCTGTCTGGGCCTGGTCCTTTGGGCTTCTCGATTACGTCGGACAGCAGACCCGCATCGCGACCGCGAGCGACGGCTGGCTCGACCTGATAGCCGAGGATTATGGCGGCGCCGCCTGGGGCCGCCAAGCCGGCGAGACCGATGACGCTTTCCGCAGCCGCGTCAGGCGTAATCTTGCGCGGCTGCGCGGCACGCGGCAGGCGCTCATCGACAATGTTACGGCACTGACGGGACGCGCGCCCCAGGTCTTCGAACCGGCCTTTCCGCCCGATACCGGGGGACTGAACGGGGCGAGCCTCGGCTGGAATACGCGGGGTGGATGGGGAAGTCTGTCCTTGCCCTATCAATGCTTCGTCATCGCCTACCGTCCGCATGGCGGTGGCATCGCGAATCTTGGCGGCTGGGGCAGTGCCGAGACCGCCTTCGCCCTTGGCGGCTGGAACACTGGCGCGCTGGGTTGGGGTGATGCCGCGCTTATCCGTGGCGCCGTCACGGATGCGCAAATCCTCGCCACGGTCGCGGATTCCATGCCGGCCGCCAGCATCGCCTGGACCGCTCTTTCTAATTGAGGACCACTCATGGACCGGCAAATCGTCTATCCCGCCTCCATCCCACTGGATACGGACTTTCTCTCGCTCAACCGCGCGGCAATGGTCGCCATCGGCAGCCTTGCCCAGGCGGTGCTCGGCGGCAATACGATCGCCGACGGGCTTGCCTGCCAGCCGACGACGCCGGCCTCCCTCGCGGTTACGGTGGGGCCGGGTTCGATCACCTCGCTCGGCCCGGTCGACAGCTTGAGCTATGGCTCGCTCGCCTCCGACACTGCTGACCAGATCGTGAAGATCGGGATCAACCTCGCTTCCACGGGCTTTACGCTGACACCACCGGCGACCCCCGGCCAGAGCATCGTCTATCTGATCGAGGGGAGTTTCGTGGAACAGGACGCGGCGCCGGTGGTGCTTCCCTATGTGAACGCAGCCGATCCCTCCCAGCCCTATTCCGGGCCGGACAATTCCGGTGTTGCGCAAAATACCCAGCGTATCCAGCGCGTGCAGCTACAGCTGAAGGCAGGGGCGGCCGCCAATACCGGCAGCCAGACAGCGCCGGCCGTGGATAGCGGCTGGTCCGGCCTCTATCTCATCACCGTCAATAACGGCCAGACAGCGATTACGGCTGCCAATATCGCGACCCATTACGCCGCGCCCTTCCTCTTCTACAAGCTGCCGCGCCTGGCGCCCGGCTTTTCACGGCGCACGACCTTTGCCGCCAATACGACCTTCACGGTACCGCTCGGCGTCACACTGATGCGCGTGACGGTGGTAGGTGGCGGTGGCGGGGGTGGCGGCTCGAACGGCAGCTACGCCGCTGCCGGCGGCGGGGCTGGTGGCTTTGCCAGCGGCACGCTTTCGGTGACGCCCGGCAGCAGCATCGCCATCACCGTCGGTTCCGGCGGTGTCGGGGGCGCAGCGGGCGTCTCGGCCGCTGCCGGAGGCAGCTCTAGCTTCGGCACGCTGCTGAGTGCGACCGGCGGCCAGGGCGGGCAGTTCCAGAGCGCGACCTCCACCCCCGGCGGCGCCGGGGGCACCGGTAGCGGCGGCGAGCTCGCGGGGCCCGGAGGCTATGGCGCGGACGGCCAGAACGGCAGCACCGTCATCGGCGGCCACGGTGGGGAGAGCATGCTGGGCGGCGGCGGTCGAGCCTCCACCGCCGGGAATACTGCGCTCAACGGACAAGCGCCCGGCTCGGGCGGCGGCGGGACATACAACAGTTCCGGCAATGGCGGACAGGGCGCCACCGGCATCGTGATCCTGGAATATTGATATGGCAACGCAAGCGAACCATACCTGGAAGCCGAGTGCTGCGCGCCTGCTCACCATCACCGGCTTCGAGCGACGTCCGCGCGGCGCCCGGCCCTGGCCCGCGCCCGGTAGCGTGACCGCCTGGCCGCCCAAGGACCCGGCCGACGTGCTCGACTATGCCTATGACATCTCTCCCGCGCTGTGGGGCGACGAGGGCGACAGCATCGCCACGCTCGATATCACCATTATTCCGGGTCTTGCCGGCGACCTCACGCTGAACACGAGTTCTGTGGACGGGCAGGTTGCCATTCTCTGGCTGAGCGGGGGGCAAAGCGGCACGACCTATGCCGTGACCATCGCAATCGCGACCGTCGCAGGCCGGGGCTTCCAGCGCACGGTTTATCTTCCTTGCCTTGGTCTGTCGGACGAGCCGCCGCTCGGCGCCGAACTCGTGACCGAGACCGGCGCCCCCATTCTTGACCAGACCGGTCAACCCATTTTTATCGAAAGCTGACCGAATGCCCACGATCGACCAGCTACAATCGGCGACCGCGAGCGCGGACACCGACGAATTGATGGCAACACAATCAGGCAGCTCCCGCAAGGTGACCCGCGGGCAGCTGCTGGCCGGGCTGCAACCTGCCATCTCCGTGCCGCCTGGCGCCCTGCTCGGCAATAGCGGTACGACGACGAGCGGGCCACTGGCGATTACCGTCGGCAGTAATCTGACGCTCGCCAATGGAACGATCAGCGCACCAGCCCCTTTCGTTATCGGCAATCTGCCTGGGGGCACGGCACCTGGCGCGACGGACCTTGTGCCGCTTTCCCAAAGTGGCGCCGCGAATAGCGTGACCTACGGCACTTTCTTGTCGGGTCTCACGACGCTCGCCGGATTCGATGCCTCACCGCTGCAGATGACGGCGAGCGGCGGCACTGCCCTGCGCAGCCTCGGCGCCCTCATGGGCGATGCCGTGACGCTTGAGGATTTTGGCGCGGCGGGCGACGGCGTGACGAACGACAGCGCAGCTTTCACGGCCGCCATCGCGAGCCTGCGGCCGGTCCGCCTCGGTCCCAAGACCTATGTCGTCAATGGCCCAGTGACCTTGAGCAATGCGACCGCACTGACATTCCTCGGCGTGCCGGGCCAGACCGTCATTCGGCGGCTGGCGCAGACAAGCGGGACAAGCTGGATCACCTTGACCGCCCCTGCCGTGCATCTGGAAGGCATCATCTTCGACGCGAACAGCAGCCTGACCGCCAGCGCCAATGCCGTCGTCATCGCCGCAAGCTGCCTCCGCTCAACAATCGACCGTTGCGTCTTCTCCAATGCCAAGGCGGGCGCCGGATTGTTCTACGTCCATTCAGACCCGACACTCACGCGCCATACCGTTTCCTGCTCCGAGGCGTACGGGAATGCCACCGGTATCAGCTGCCAGGCCGCGGATGGGCTGACGATCAGCGCCTGTCACGTGCATGATAACAGTGGCACGGGCATCGCGGTCGACTATGTCAACAGCGCGCACACGGTTAAATCCCGTCTCTCCACGATTGTCGGCAATCAGTGCTGGAACAATTATATCGGCATCCTGGTCGGCGACTATGCCTCGGCCTATGCCATACCGGCGGTGATCACCAACCAGACCGCGGACGGCATGCTGAGCGTCATCAGCAGCAACATCTGCCACGACAATGCCGAATACGGGATCGTGGCGCAGGGCTACAACCTGCTCGTCAATGGCAATCTCGTCTACAACAACGGCGGCACGAACTTGGGCAATGGCGGCATCCTCGCCAATTGTTGGGCAAGCGCCGTTACCGGCAACGTGGTCAGCAATCATCTTGGCTTCGGCATCGACGCCGGAGCCGCGAACTTCACCTTGATCGCCGACAATCTTGTGACCACCTCGCGCATCGGCATCAATGCCGGAGGCGCGCAGGAACCGCGGGTGACTGGCAACTCCGTGATCGCCGCCAGCTACTACGGTATCGTCATCTACAACAACGAGACCGATGCCGGCGGCAACCCCATCGGTGTGCCTTCGGCCGGCTGCTCCATCACCGAAAATGTCATCGACATTCCATCCGGCGGCGGCGGCATTCTGCTGATCGACGGGCCGCAACAGGTGCAGATCTCGCGCAACAATTTCATCACCGCGTCCGGTGCCGATCTCAGCCTCTGTCTGTTGCCGCTGACCGACAGTGCGGTGATCTCGGACAATCTGCTCAACGGCATGCCGACGGTCCATTACAGCGACCCGGCGACGACGGGATCGGGGGTCTTCGCAGGCGTCTATACCCTGCTGTACCCCGATGTCCTGGACGCCGTTTCCGTCGCGAGCGCGAGCTTGCCGGTGCAGAGCATTCGTTCCCTCAATGCCAACAACTATGCAGCTTTCGTTACCTTCCTGAAGCTCACTGCGGGCGGCAGCGGCTATACCAGCGCCCCCGCCGTCACCATCAGCGGCGGCGGCGGCTCGGGCGCCACCGCTCAGGCCTATGTTACCAATGGCACTGTGCTCGGCTTCCGCATGCTGACGCTCGGCTCCGGCTATACCAGCGCGCCGACGGTCACGCTCAGCGGCGGCGGCGGCACCGGTGCGACCGCAACCGCGACCGTGGGAATCCCCATCTCCACCGGGCGCCGGCTGCGAGTTTTCAGCAGCGTTGCCCTGCAATGGGCCGTGAGTGGCAGCCGGCCGGCCCAGGTGACGCCCAGCGGCACCGGCATCACCACGCCGGCCAATTCCGAGATCACCTGGCTCGGCATCCAGGGCAGCTGGTACGCGGCCGCCTTTCAGCAGAGCGACTATCTGTCGCCCGCGAACGACGGCAGCGTCACGCTGCATAGTGTCGCCGGGGACGTTCGGCTGCATCCCGCAGCGGGCGGCGCTATCCGTTGGGTGACCGATGCGCAGACAACCGGCTGCACCACGACCGTGGGCAGCGGCGCGCCCACAGGCGTCGTGAGCGCACCCCCCGGCTCGGACTATCGCAATCTTACCGGCGCGGCTGGCAGCATCTTCTGGGTCAAGCAGGCCGGAACGAATGCCAATGGCTGGGTTGCCATCGCCTGAACGCAGGACTGCCTGAACGCAGGCCCGCCTGAACGCAGGGCCGGAGGACCACGACGAGATGCCTACTATTGCAAAACTGCCGAACGCTGAAACCCTGTCGCCCACCGACGTGATGGCGATTGACCAGGGCAACGGCACCAATGGTGTGACCTTGGCGACGCTGTTGGCCGGCCAGCAATCCGCCATCCTCACACCTACCGGCACGCTGCTCGGCCGCGTTTCCCTGGGTGATGGCGGCCCGGAACCGGTCACGCTCGGCAGCGGTTTGGTATTGAGTTCAGGCACCTTGTCGCTCGGCGGCACGCTCGACGGATTGCTGGATGGCGAGACAGTGAGCCAGTTGCAAGCCGCGGCCGCCGCCGCCGATACGGACAGCATCGCCGTCGATCAGGGCGGCTCGGCGCTGGTGCGGCAAACCCTCGCCGCGTTCTGGACCTATCTCGCGGCCAAGCTGCCGCAGGCCAGACACCGGATCGTGGAACTGACGACCGCCACCGTGCTGGATGCGACAGCGCATAATGATGCCGTCCTCGTCTGCAGCCAGCCGCTGACCCTGACCGCCAACTTCGCCAATATGGGATCGGGCTTCAGCTGCGAGATCGTGAATCTCTCCACCGGCGTCGTCACTATGGGCACCGGCATCACGGTGGGGTCCGGCGATACGGCCCTGTCGGCTCAAGGCCGGGCACGGCTCCTCGCCTTCACCTATTCGGGCGGCAACAGCGTCTTCTGGGAGGGGCCGATGACGGCCTCCTCCTCCGGCGGATCGGGCGCGAGCGGTTCGGGTTCGGGCACCGGCTCGGGCAGTTCCGCGACGCTGACCCTCCAATCGGCGCCCTCCGGCAGCTATGCCCTCGGCCAAGCGAATGTGGGGGTGAATGCGACGCTCGACCCGGGGGGCGCCGCGAGTGGCGTGCAGTTCGGCATCTCCTCGTCCGCCACTACCGCCCCCACGAGCTGGACAGCAGCCGTGCTTGTCAACACGCAATCCAACGGCGACACCTTCTGGGGTGCCTATCTCACCATGCCGGGCGCGGCCGGCACCTATTACTGCTGGGCCGAGACGGTAGATGGCACAACCACCGTCGTGAGCGCGGCCTTCACCGTCGCCTGACGGTCTCAGGCGAAATCGAACGGCCCCGGAAAGACACCCAGCGGTATGAAATGCGTGAGGATAGGGCCAACCTCGGGCACATGGTGCAGAAGGAAGCCCGGCGGCTCGAGAAAGGAGGCCGGTTCCGCCTCCGCCCCCGCGCCTAGCGCTATGGCCGTGGCGAGGCTCGGCGCCGTGCAGAGCATAGTCCCTGCGAAGCCCTGCAGCATCAACCGATGGACATGGCCGCAAAGCACACGCGCAACCTGCGGATGACGGGCGATCAATGCCTCCATCCGCGTCTTCCCGAAACAGCGATAGTCGTCGAGATACGGAACACCGGTCACGATCGGGGGTTGGTGCATCATCAAAATTGTCGGACGCGCCGGCTCCGATTGCAGCGCGAGGGCAAGCCAGGTTTCGGCCGCCTCGTCGAAGAGGCCATGATGTTCGCCCGGCACAGTGATGTCGAGCGCGATGATCCGCGCGATTCCGGCATCGGCGACGTAATGCAGCGGTCCCCCCTCAGGCAGATAGGAATGATCGTGAAAGGCCGTGCGAAATGCTTCCCGCTCATCGTGATTGCCGGGGATGACCAGGAGCGGCGCCCGCAGCTTGTCCAGAATCTCCCGCGCCACGGCATATTCGGCCGGCATCCCCTCATCGACCACATCCCCGGTCAGGAGGACGAAGTCCGGCTGCGGCGACATCTGGTTGAGTTGCGCCACGGCGCGGCGTAGCGCCGCATTGGAATCCACCACCCCCTGATAGAGCTCGCCCCGCGGCCGCAGATGCGGGTCCGATATCTGCGCAATCCAAACCACCCGATTTCCTTCCACCGCCCGTTCCGCCCACAGCAGAGCAGCTGCCGGTGCGGCCGGCCATACGTCAATCGAGCAAGCATGATCACGCAGCAAGGCGCCTTGAACACGACGGCCCTGGTCGTGCCGGATCTCTATGTCCAGCTTGTGCCGCCCGCGGGCACCCTGCTGAACGGTGTGCCGAGCAATATTCTCGGCATGGTCGGCTCGGCGAGTTGGGGACCGGTCGGCCTACCCGTCACCATCGGTGGCATGGCCGACTACGCCGCGGGTTTCGGGCCGGTGATGAACCGGCTTTTTGACATGGGCACCCATCTCGCCATCGCCGTGCAGCAGGGTGCCAATGCCTTCCGCTGTGTGCGGGTGACGGACGGCACCGAGACCGCGGCCACCGGCGCGGGACCCGCCGGATGTATCGGCTTCACCGCTCTCCATACCGGCAGCCTCGGCAACCTCGTGACGGTGACCCTTGCCGCCGGAAGCAAGGCAGGAAGCTGGGCCGCAATCATCGGCTTGCCAGGCCAGCCGCCCGAACGCTTCGACAATATCGAAGGCACCGCCGGCGCTTTCTGGACCGCGTTGGCGCTCGCCATCAACACCGGAGCGGGTCAGGTCTCGGCCCGCGCCTCGCGCTTCGTGACGGCGGCAGCACTTGGCGGCACAACCGCGCCCGCTGCCTCGACCTACGGCCTCGCGGGCGGCACGGACGGGGCCGCAGCTGTCACCACCGCGCATCTCGTCGGCCAAATGGCGCCGCGCCTCGGCATGTATGCGCTAACCGGACAAGGTTGCGCGATCCTCGATCTTTGCGACGGCACCGACCCAACCCATTGGCCCGAGGTCGAAGGTTTCGCGGCCTCTGAGGGTCTCTACGCGATGCTTGCCGGCACCGCAGGTGAAAGCATCACCGCTGCATTGGAGCACAAGTCCGCAGCCGGGATCGATAGCCCCGCCGTGAAACTCCTGTTCGGCGATTGGCTGTCCTGGTGGGACCCGGCAAACGAGATACAGCGCCTCGTCTCTCCGCAAGCCTTCGCGGCCGGGCGGCTCGCTAATCTCTCGTCGGAACAATCCGGCCTCAACAAGCCGATCTACGGCATCGCTGGTAGCCAGGGCGTCGGGCTGCCCGGCTCAGGACGCACGCGCGCCTACAGTGCTGCCGAACTGCAAATGCTGTTCGAGGCCGGCATCGATCTGATCACCACACCGGGCGCAGGCGGCCAGAGTTTCTGGACCATGCGCCTGGGCCATAACAGTGCGACCGATCCTGCGGTCAGCGGCGACAACTATACGCGGCTGACAAACTACATCGCGGCGACGCTCAGCGCCGGCATGGGGCTCTATGTCGGCCAGGTGGTGAATACCGCGCTGCTGCGCCAGATCCGCAGCACCTTGCTGGCATTCCTCGGCGCCCTGCTCGATCAGGGGCTGCTTGGCAGCGTGGATGGCGCGCGGCCCTTCGCGGTGCTCTGCGACGCG